AAATGATTTTCAAAATCAAAGAATTACAACATACTATCAAATCATCAAATTATAAGCTCAAAATGTTGTCTTCTGCTCCTTCTCTCATTACTTCCGCTCCAGCTATGGCCGTGCTACTTATCAATCCAAGCTCTTGCTTTCATGTATGGATGTTTTATGTGTTAGAAAGATGGGTTGTATATATGAGCACGATTGGTGTGTTTCAGCAATACGTGTATAAAGTACAACAAATCATAACACAAATGGCATTGTTTGCGATTGCTCATGAACGCGAACTACTTCAGGGTTTGGATGTTATACTAACTGCGGTAAGGGTCGGGTTTATGATATTGGCCGGATATGAAATGTTTCGTATATCGATGGAACAAAAACAAAAACAAAAATCATTCTCCCTAAATTATTCCCATCGTTCGGGAGAATACAGAAAACAAAAACAGGAATAAATGGACCCGACCCCACCCCCAATAATCGGAAACCTATACGAACAAGGTAAGTAAGTCAGATGTGTAGTGTATATATTTTTTATGTTATGTTATGTGGTCTGATATAGGAATTATTTAGAAATCCGCAACATGGCTAAATTGGGAATAATAATACACAATGTTCCCATCAATTTAGTAGCAGTAATGGTATCCTGTTTCAAAAACAATCCATATACATAGGCCATGACCACGCCAAAATAAGACAGAGGTGCGTATATCGGTGGGTCCAAACGCGTGGCCGCGTAAAATCGCAATAAATAACCAAACAATCCAATCACCGCGTTTCCAACCAAAGATGCTAAAACCGAGGGAGATAAAGACATATTACCTAGACCAATACCCGCCCCCGATTTCCACCATTGATATGCGGTCAATCCAATACCGCCTAAAGAATACGAAAGGAAAATATGGTTCCAATTATTGTCGGTTTTGATATCTCGAACAATAAAATAAATCCACGCTTCCGTTATGGCCGCCAACACAATCATGATGATGCCCCACGTTTTGTTGGACCATGTTTCAGAGAGTTGGTTGCTGAATGGTTCTTTTTTATCCACATTCTCCCTTTTTTCTTTTACATTTTGGGGAGAAGAGGACAATAAAACTACGCCTAAAAGAGAAACCAAACACCAAAAGAAAAAAGTGGCCGAATATGTTTTTCCTGAAAACAGCAAAATCAGAATGGGATAAATGTAAAACAAGGAATACGAAACTCCGCTTTCCAACAATTCAAATCCTTTATATGATGTGTATACGTGTATCAAGGAAACCGCCACTAATAAAAGTCCGCTTTGTGTCCAAATGGTTTTGCGTATAAACCCCCAATCGACGAAAAACGCAGAAATACACGTATAAGTGAAAAACCGCGTCCACATTTGGGTGAGGATAGGTATCTGTATTAATTGTATCATCATGGGGTAGAAACTGAGCATCGCTTCCGCCGCCAATTTTGCCAACACAGGTATCATAGATATCATGTTTAGGGAGAATGATATATATTAGGGTTTTAGATGAATGTGCAATATAATATCACTCTTATTTGAAACATCGTAAATCTGTTTCGTGTGTATTCTCGGAATACCTTGTTGTTTCAATAGGATTGTCTGAAATGGTAAGAGCCGCAATTCGCCCGGATTAAACCGAACACATCGTCGAGTATTGCTGTATTTCTGTGTAGTATCTAACCGAACTTCTACCGACGATACATTCCATAATTCTCCCACCGAATACGATAAATGAACCAACAGGTTGTTTTGCTCATCTAATTCTATATTTTCCGGCAATATGGGACAACACCGAACCGTAAAATCCGCGCCGGAAATATCATACACCAGCTCGTTATGCCACAGCGGAATAATGAAAGTTTGCCCTTCATGTGAGAGTTTATACAATTGTTCATTGAATAAATCGCCTAAAAGGGGATGTAAGATGACGCATTTTTCCTGTCCTGATTTTTCGTGTATTATCTCCCGAAGAGATTGAATAAAATGTTCGCTAAAATGAAACACGTCATTGTATTGTTGAGCAGTTTCGTATATTTTGATAAGTACCGTTTTGTCCATTTTGCGTAAATACTCTATAGAAGACTTTTCACATACGTTCGATATTTTGTGTAATACTAATCGCACTAGAGGGTGTTGGTTGAATATTTGTTTTACAAATCTCCCAAAAATGGATTTATAAGAAGCCGCTGAAGGGGGAGGTGGCGGACAAGAATACCATTCGGTTTGGTCATTTTCGCCATCACTCTCACTATTGTAATCGCTTTCTGTATCATACAACGTGTTGTCGTCCACATACGAATATAGATATTGATACGCAGAATGAATGTCTCGAAATCGTTCTCCCGCATCGGGCGTTTTGTTTTTGTCTGGATGATATTTCAGTGCCATACGCCGATATTGCTGACGCAATGCTTCCGCAGAAAGTGGGAAAGAAGTGGGGTCCGTTATTTCTAATATTTCAAATGCTCTTGTTTTTGTTAGGGTAGTCATTCACCTGTAATAGCAAATAAAAGAAAATACTTTCTAAATGATAAATCGGACGATAGTTATTGTTGTATTGTTTTAAAAAGGTGTGTATTTTTTCCATAATAAGGGAGACATTGCTGTTTTTCAAATGTCCATTGTATAGGAAATAATGTAAAATATACCACAAACAATCGGTTATGTCTAAATTGTACACCAATATATCATATAAACTGTCGCGAAATGCGGTAAATTTGAGGGTTTGATGGTGGAGTATTTCGTGTATGATATTATCACACACAATGTTGAATATGTCTTTGGGAATTTGGCTGTCATCGGTTATCAGCGAGAACGAAGGTATTTCTTTTAAATTCATAATACAGTTGGGTTCGATTTCGGACAAGAGGGGAGAAGGCTGCGGGGTCGCCCCCGAAGGGGGCGCGCGTTTGGTATTTCCCACGCGTTTTAGAAATTGTTCATATAATACAGGTACCGGAACTTCTTGCGTTTGAACCGAACTCGTAGTTGTATTGGTGGCATTGTGGGCGGCGGTAGTTGAGCTGGAATTTACATTATGTTCCAATTGAATAAGCGCACGTTTCGTTGGGCGAGGAATACTAAGCACTGTAAACCCATTTAAAATATTGTTTGGAATAAAACTGACATGGTCTGACAATATAATGAATTTAATGTGTATGTTCGTATTGGGCATTCGCGTGTGTTGAATATAACTGTAAAACACTTCCAATAGCTCGTTGTGTATGTTGTGGAAATTCTCACATAAAATAATGCCCGTTTTGTTCGGTTTAATAGAAATAATGTCTACGATTTGAAAATACAGGTCGTGCCAAGTCGTTTTCGAGTTGCAACCCAACAGAGACATATCTATTTCGTAGTGAATGTCGCTAATATGAAACGTATAATTAAATTCGTTGTTTTTGTTTGTTTGTGCCGCTATTTTTTTCTCGTATTTTAGTTTGCTGGGAGAATATTTGCGTATAATATTCAGTGCTTGTGTATATTTACCGCTGCCCGATGGTCCAAACAATATCAAATTGGAAAACTGCGTTATTTGGTCGGGCATTTGTTGGATGACCGGAACAAACTCGGGATGAATAGTGTATTTGTCCGAGGTTTGAATGTACTCCTCGCAATTGGTTTCATAGTATTTCATTGTATATTATACGTCAATTCAATATACAAGGATAGGGAGAATGTGTTTGTGTTGGTTAGGTTTGAATATATTTTTCTGAAACCTATAAGAATAGTTTCGCATTTTATTCGGAAACGGTCGTTGTTATTAAACTGCTCATTGAACGGACTAAATACATTTGATAACCGGAAATGAGAACAATTAATAACGGAATAATCCAACGAACAAACCGAATAGTAGTTTGCGTAGTTGTCTCAAATATATAACATAAAGAATACATTGATAACAGCAATACCACAAACACAATAAAAGATATGAATAATCCGTAAAAATGCGAGGGAGAATATGCGATTTTAACGTCCGGAATAGAAATAAATTTGTTGAACAAAATTCCCGATAAAATAAAACCAATAATAATGGATGCGAACCGAATGATTTTCGATATTTGGTCTATTTTTAGAAAAGTTAATAACACTAAGTCTAGTTTAGGTTTGTTTTTGCCAAATACCAGTATAAATATAGCATATAAAATCGCAATAATGAACACAGAATATCCAAATATAGATAATGCGACCTTAGCATCGGCATCTTTATTTGATATTAATGCTCCAACTAAGGTAAATACAATAGATGCTATAAAAAAAGAAAACAGAATAATACGATTTAAACCATACATTTTCTTGAATAATTCAATACCCACAATACTCATTAATAACGCAAAGAGTGTTCCTATCAACGAAAGAAAATACACGCGAAAATCGCTCAGTTCACTCGCCGTTCCATATTTTATAAAGATTATGTTATATATCGCTATTCCGAGCGACAATATTAAAAGGAATAATACTATAGTAATAATAGAGTGTATATGTATGTTTAGTAGGGGAACCACCGACAATGTTTTTGTGATAAAATTCGCTACTTCTTCGTGTTTATGATAAATGTATTTGGAAGCAATTATAATAAGAATAGTAGAAATAACCCAAAACGATTGAAACCATACAATCATCTCCTCATTTTTATTGTCGAGTTCCACATTCTTTTTTAGTTTGGTATATGTTTCGCGCAGTTTTTCTAAAACGTATCCGAAATAACCTCCCGAAATTAAATTCATTATACATCCCACAAAAATAGCCAATACGATAAATGACATACTATACGACATTTCCCAATTGATTATTTTGTATGTATCAAATCCTAAAATGAAGCTGAATATTGCCGTCGCTACGAAAAATGGCCATACCGAAAACGCATCGCGAATGGTAGAAAACCATAGCATTGATCCTGTAATAAATAATGTAATATATGTAAAATAGTACACATTGTCCGGTAGAATTATTTGTTCGTCATCGTTAGTTTGAGACCCAGATGCGTTTGTCTTTGATGGTGTACTCATTATAATAATAGATGTATTTGTATTATAGTCTATTCATATAGAATTTTATTCTATATGAATGCGCCTATGGTTATGTCTCGTAGAGGAGGGGGGTCATGGATTATGATACAGAATATGTTTGTTGTATCCATTCCAACAACACGTCCGTTTTACATGTTCGGAAATTATGTTTAAACGGTTTCAAATTGAAAAATTTGGGAGAACCCATATGAGGTGTTTTATAATAGATGTATGGGCCAAATTTGCCTTTTCGCACACTGAGATGGGGTGTCAGTTCACGCAAAACACTGGGCGGAAGTGGAAGCGGGTTGGCCGCCGCCGCTGCCGCGATTGCTTCTAAATCCTCGGATGATGGGTTGGACGCGGTTGTTCCACCAGTAGCACCCACCTGAGACAGATTATGGTGTAGAATAAAGGGAATAATGTCTTCTAATTTGATTTGGGCGATTTCTTTTTTCAAATGCTTGATGGAAAGGTTGCTTTCTTTGTAGCTGATGTATGCGCCAAACTTTCCCGTTTTCAGATATACCGGTTCGTTCTGATATAATCCTAAACAATCTTCCGGGATTTCCAATAATTCCAATGCCGTGTATTCCTTGTTTTTCAGTTTTTCCAATTGAATGACCATACTTTTTTTGACGGGTTTGTAAATTACCTCCCCGTTCTCGCCCACTTTCGATAGGGAGGCGCCGTATTGCGTGAATATTAGGCTATATTCGTCGTCGATAGGATACGTTTGTTTCGTTAGTTTTGCTAAAGGTTTAATCAGCGCTTTGATTTCTTCTGAACAGCTTTTACAGGGGAGATACCATTCCTTTTCCGCGCATTCCGCTTCTGCCGTGGCGATTTCGTCTAATTGTTTTTCCATATTTCCGGTATACGAGTAATCAAATAAAGAATGAAAATGTTGGATTAAAAATTCGGTGGTTATGATCCCGATGGGTTGAATAACCAACTTGTTTTGTTCGTTTCCAAATACTTTTTCAGAAGATACTTTTGTCAGTTGCGCTTCGCGCAACGTCCATTCATTACATTGGAACTTTTGTCCTTCTAGGTTTTTTCGTACCACATACCCACGTTCTTGTATAGTAGATACGATAGACGCATAAGTAGATGGGCGACCTATTCCTAAATCCTCTAATTTCTGAATGAGGGAGGACTCCGTGTAATGCGATTGTTTATTATGGGCAATAATATGGCTTTCCAAATAATTGTGTGTTATTGCGAACGAAGGATTGTTTGTAGCCGATGCCATACTCTGGTATTTAAACAATTCTCCCTTTAATGCGTTGATTTCTTCTGTTTTGGTATCGGTAGACGCGACTACCTTCCACCCTAAATACTTGGGTATTTCAACCGTTTTATGAAACAAGTAGTCTTCCGCTGCGGTCAACACAATATCTGTCGCTTCGTAAATGGCCACCGCCATACAGCTTTCCACCGTATTGCGCCAAATCGTGCGATACATATTACACAGCATTGTGTCATTCTCATTGATATGTTTCATATGTATATTGGTTATGCGTATAGCCTCGTGTGGGTTCGCACCATCCTTATTTTGGATGGCAGCCAGGTTTCCAACGTAGCTTTTGTCCGAAACAGACAACAATGGGTCATATTCGCGTTGTATGTATGTTTTGGCGGTTTCTAAAAACACGGGGGAATATTTCGTGCTGTCTGTTCTCATATAGGTTATCAATCCCATTTGGTATAGTTGTTGACACAAATCCATGGTGGTTTTGGGAGAATAATGATATACATTACTTACGTGTTGAAGAAGGGAGGAAGTGGTAAACGGTTTGGGCGGAGATTTCAGAACGGGTTTGGTTTCTCCCATATACAGGTTGTATTTGTGCGGAATGGATGCGCGGAAAAATCGTTGGATTGCTTCTTCGGTGTCAAACTCTGCGGGTGGTCCCACATCCTGCGGAGGAGGAACGCCTCCGGCGTTCCGACGACGACAGACCAATTGAAAACAAGCATTCGACGAAAAAAAATACCCACGGATTTTGTATTGGATCGTTATCTCTTTTTGGTTCAGTTGTTCATTTTCGTATATCAGTCGCAGTGCCGGTGTTTGGCATCTCCCCGCGGACAACCCGTTCGTCTTGTTGTTGTGTATATATTTCCATAACAGGGGAGATATCTTGTATCCCACTATTATATCCAATACCTGTCGCGATTGTTGCGCATACACCATCGACATGTTAACGGTGGTGGGGGTCTGTATCGCCGCGGTAATAGCGGGTTTCGTGATTTCGTGAAACAGAATGCGTTTCGTCGTTTCTATTGGAAGGCCAAATACATCGCAAATGTGCCACGCAATCGCTTCGCCCTCGCGGTCGTCGTCCGTTGCCAAATAAATATTGGGTTTGGCGAAATGCGCAATCATTTCGCGCATTTTTTGTATATGTCCGCGTTTGTTATCGATGGGAGAAAAGGTTATTTGGTATTTATCTTTCGTTTGAATTGCTTTCAATCCGTCGATTTCGCGTATATGGCCTTTGGACGCAATACATTGGTATGTATCTCCCAGATAATCTTCTATTTTCTTACATTTGGATGGCGATTCCACGATAACTAAATACGTCGCATATCCATTGTATTCCATTCCGCCACCGCCGCCTCCGCCGCTGCCTCCACCCCCCGATTTAGTCTTGGAACCTTTTTTGTAATATTTGACCCCCGTGGATTTCGCTTTCGACATGACCTAACCGATAATAAGAAGAACAGCGTGATATCTTTGTATTCTTGAATGTATATATGTCTATTCTTGTAAGAGCAAAGGGAGATACTCCAGAATAGATATAAACATGTGCGTATATATTCTTTGTATTGTATGACCATTTATCTATCAAATGAGCTTTTCCTGTAAGATATTAATTGCTGACCGCAACTATTCGTCGTGGCATTACACCGCTGTTGACGAAAGCAAACAAATTGACCCACCCGAGGGATTGTCTGTGGTTTCTCCCATAGAACATAAATTGTTTACCCGCGACATCATCGAATTGAATGCGGGTCAACCTCCCAAACTCGTGTTTTCCCCCGTAAGGACACATTCGGTGTTGGCGGGTGTATTGTTG